CGTAAATCAGATGATGGACGAGCAACCAAACTGTACGATATCGCAGATGACCTTCATTGGAAATCACGAAAAAATTTTACTCTCAATCATGCGGCTGAAAGAATAAAAATATACAGTAAAGAGAAATTTAAATTTAAGATACATGAAATTAGGATATAGTATAAATAATGTATATGACAACAATTAAAGATACAACAGAATTAGATGTCTATGATGATCTAAATATCAGACAGTTTAAATTAACTTCTGGTGAAGATGTTATAGGTCTAATAACAGGTGTTGATAAAACTACGTCTTTTATTCTTATGGAAAGACCTTTATCATTAGTTTCAGAAAACGTTGATGTTGACAGACAACGTGTCTACTTTATGGATTGGATGCCAGTATCTAAAGATGATATTGTTTCTATATCCCCAGCTCATATCGTATCCCAAGCAGAGGTAAATAATGAATTGAAAGAATCATATATTAAATGGTGTTTAGAGTATGATCGTACATCTATCACTGACTTTAATGAAGATGAATTTGGTGATGCTGAAGCGGCCTATGATTATGCCAAACTTAAATCAGGTGGTGGTTCAGTACATTAAATAATGGTATCCTTCCTCTTCCCCGGCAGGATAATAATATTATAACATACTTTTTTGAATTTGTACATGCTTTTTTAAAAATAATACTAACACAAATAGTAGGTCTATTATTAAAATAAACATGTACTTTTCCTTAGATATAGTGTATAATAATAAGGATGCACTATAAAAATATACTAGGAGTTTAAATAATGAAAGCTAAAGAAAAGCCTCATTACGTCAATAACAGAGAATTCTCATTTGCTGTTGTTGAACATGTCAAAGCCTATAACGAAGCAAAAGAATCAGGTAAAGTTACACCAAAAATACCAGATTATGTTGCTACATCTTTTCTAAAGATCGCTGAAGGCTTATCACATAAATCAAATTTCATTCGATATACCTATCGTGAAGAGATGGTTATGGATGCAGTTGAAAACTGTTTAAAAGCTATTCTCAATTATAATATTGAAGCAGCAACAAGAACAGGTAATCCAAATGCTTTTGCTTACTTTACACAGATTTGTTATTATGCATTTCTAAGACGTATTGCAAAAGAAAAGAAACAACAAGATATTAAGTTTAAATTTATCGAGAAAGCTGGTATCGAAGATCTTATCGCTTATGTAGATGAGAATGATGCTGGTGATGTAGAACGAATGTTTGTTGATGAACTTAAACAACGTATTGGTCAAGTGAAAGCTCATGATGATCAGATCAAAGAGTTTGCTAAACAAGAGAAAGCAGAAATAAAAGAAGCTAAGAAAAAAGGTCTTGAACTATTCATGGGTTAATTTATGAAGATTGCGATATTAAACGATACACACTGTGGTATTCGTAATTCGTCAGATATCTTCATTGAATATCAAAAACGATTTTACGAAAATGTATTTTTCCCTTATCTAATTGAGAATGATATAAAACAAATCTTACATCTTGGTGATTATTATGACCATCGTAAGTATGTTAACTTTAAAGCACTCAATGAGAATCGTGCTCATTTCTTAGATAAGCTACGTGAATATGGTATTACGATGGATATTATTCCAGGTAACCATGATGTTTATTACAAAAATACTAATGAGCTCTGTGCATTAAAAGAGTTAATGGGTCATTATATGAATGAAATAAACATTATAATGGAACCCAAAGTAATGAATTATGATGGACTTGATATAGCTCTTGTTCCATGGATTAATAATCAAAACTATCACGAATACACAAACTTTATTCAAAACTGTAAAGCTCCTATTCTTGGTGCACATCTTGAGTTAACTGGTTTTGATATGATGAAAGGTGTAAAGAATACTCATGGTATGGGTACAGAATTATTTGATAGATTTGAAATGGTTCTATCAGGTCACTTTCATACTAAATCATCTCGTGATAATATTCACTATCTTGGATCTCAAATGGAATTTACTTGGGCTGATGCCCATGATCATAAATACTTCCATATCCTTGATACAGATACAAGAGAACTTAAACCAGTACATAATACAGAAACTATTTTCGAAAAAATCATGTACAATGATGCGAATATAGATTATAATAGTATAGATGTAAGTCATTTAAAAGACAAGTTTGTAAAGGTTATCGTTGAGAAACGAGAAAACCCATTTGTATTTGATAGATTAATTGATCGTATCAATCAACTTGGTGTGCATGATTTAAAGATAGCAGAAACGTTTGATGAGTTTACTGGTGCAAATGTTGATGATGAAGGTATATCTGTTGAAGATACATCTGAGCTATTGAATGGTTATGTAGATAATGTTGAGACAGATTTAGATAAAGATAAAATTAAAGGTATTATGCGATCATTATATGTTGAAGCATCTAATATGGAAATAGTATGATTATATTTGAAAAGGTAAGATGGAAAAACTTTCTATCTACTGGTGATAAGTTTACTGAAGTACAATTAAATCGTTCACCATCAACTCTTATTGTAGGATCAAATGGTGCAGGTAAATCGACAATGTTAGACGCATTGTCATTTGCTTTATTTGGTAAAGCTCATAGAGATATTAAGAAGCCACAACTTATTAATTCAATCAATGGTAAGAATTGTGTTGTTGAAGTAGAATTTAGTATTGGTAATAATAAGTATTTAGTACATCGTGGTATCAAACCTGGTAAGTTTGAAATATATCAAAATGATAAAGCTATTAATCAAGAAGCACATGCTCGTGATTATCAAAAGTTATTAGAACAAAATATTCTTAAACTCAATCACAAATCATTTCATCAGATTGTAGTACTTGGTTCGAGTTCATTTATTCCATTTATGCAATTACCAGCAGCACATAGACGTGAGGTGATTGAGGATCTATTAGATATTAATATCTTTTCTAAGATGAGTGGCATTCTAAAAGAACGTAATGCATTGCTCAAAGAACAACTTAAAGATTTAGGATTTAACTTAGATTTAATTAGTGAGAAAGTAGGACTACAAAAGAAATATATTCGTGAAGTCACAGAGATTAATGATGAGAATATTAAAGGTAAACAAAATGAAATACAAAAACTTTCAAGCGAGATCACTGAGTTACAAACTCAAAACTCAGAAGACTCTCTTTTCATCGAAGAAAACCAATCAGGACTCCAAGCCAAGCAGTCCAAGTTATCAGATAAAAAGTCGAAGATTCAACAATTCATTAATCAATTTCAAAACGAAATTAAGTCCTTGGTTAAAGAAGCAAAGTTCTATGAAGATAATGATTCTTGCCCAACCTGTTCCCAAGATATTAGTGAGGAACTTAAATCCGACAAGTCTGAAAAAGCGAAGATACGCGCGAACGAATTACAAAAAGGTATGGAGCATGCCAATAAAGAGCAGAGTGATTTGGAACAAACTCTTGACGGGATCACTACACAATTGGCCGAAATACAATCAAAGCAATCAGCTATACACTTTAACAATCAAACCATCGCAAGGCTTCAAGGACAAATATCTGATATCGAAGCTATAATTGCAAATCTTGAAGGTAAAGATGGTGATGTATCAAAAGCAAATGCAACTCTTGCTGATTTACTTGATCAGAAAGATTCATTAGTTGAAAAGAGATTAGAAACAAACGAAACTAAATCTTATTATGATGCATGTACTGAGATGCTACGTGATACTGGTATTAAGACTAAGATTGTAAAAGAATATCTACCAGTTATGAATAACCTTGTCAATAAGTATTTGCAAGTTTTAGATTTCTTTGTTCAGTTTCATTTAGATGAGAATTTTACTGAAACAATTAAGTCACGTCATAGAGATGCATTCAATTATGCTTCATTCTCTGAAGGTGAGAAACAACGTATTGACTTAGCACTACTCTTTACTTGGCGACAGATAGCAAGAATGAAGAATTCGGCTTCAACTAATTTACTTGTACTCGATGAAACATTTGACTCAAGTCTCGATCATGATGGTGTAGATAATCTAATGAAGATACTTGATACGCTGGACGAAGGCTCAAATGTATTCGTTATTTCTCATAAAGGGGATTTATTAGATGGTAAGTTCAGGTCTAAAATCGAGTTCACAAAGGAGCATAATTTCTCAAAAATGAAAATAAATTAACTTTTTTGCGAAAAAAAGGTTTACATTACCTCGAAACTGTGGTATAATATATACATATGACGACGAAAGAGAGGTTTAAATGATTAATTTTGAAAGACAATC